ACTAATACCTGACAGTTGCAAGGCTCTTGTGGATAGTCCGTTGTTTTGTTCCCACCTAAATATACCGCCAGCTCTAGGATTAATTATTAGGTTTTCTCCATAATTATCATGTGACCATAACCTAAGCTGGTTTACGGAAGACAAAGATGTTGAGGCTCCCCACGTTCCAGCGCTCCAAGTTCCTACCCCCCAACCCGTAGAAGATACATAAACATCTAAACCACAGTTTGTTTGATAGGCGGCGTCAGTTGCCGAGCCTCCGTTTCCTGAATCACTTGCGTTTGCTGTAACAGTCACGCCAGAAGTATTTTTAGCGGTTATGGTATAAGCGTTAGCGCTAGTTACAAGATCTATTTGGTATTCCTGGTTTAAAACAGCCGCCGTGACGTTACCGCCTAATGATACTGCGCTTGAAAAAGTAACAAAATCTCCAGTTACCGCACCATGGCTACTGTCTGTTACTGTAACTGTAGAAGATCCATTAGTAGCCGAAAAAGTAGCCGCATTTGTTGTGGTCGCTCGAATAGGTGTGATGTCATTGTAGGTACCACCTTCTTCTATGTAGTATTTATTGGTAGTACCAATACCTAAATATTTACGACCTTCTAAAGAAATCCAAGAGTGCAAAGCTCTTGCGGAACCTATTATTGAAGAAGTTGAATATTTTTGCCAACCACCTATTTTTTCTACGCGGCCTTTACGAAATCTAATCTTATCGCCGTCTACCCAACCGCCTTCATTGGCATAGTCGGTTTCTTCTTTATTGATACCGGGTTTAAAATTTAACTTGGTTAGAGGCATATACAGATTTTAACATATCTTAAAATGCTCTAAGCCAACCTAATTATGGCTCCAGTTGCAGTAGCAGCTGGAAAAACTACTGTAAAGTCACCGGCAGTCGAAGTTTTATCTCCACCAAAATCTATAGCGCAAATTGCTTTGTTAGAATTGGATGTATTGTAAATCAAACAACCTCTAGCTGTTACAGTTGCCGTGCCAAAAGTTAGATCTGCAAAATCTACTATAGCCGTTGTACCCGATGTTGTAGGAGTAACATTAGTCAATGCACTTCCTCCAGCAGTGTAATTAGTGCCCGTTGCTTGACCTGTCGTTACATAGGCTGTGGTGCCAGCTCCCAAAGTTGCAGAACTGGTGTAAAGCGCTAGTTTGAGCGTGTCAGCTCCGTTAGTTAAATTATGCCCTTCAACAAGTAACTCTTGTTTGAAACTTGTTGCTATTGCTGATGTTATTGCCATTATAGCTCCCTCAATATTTTAGCCATGTCTTCATGGCCTTGTTCACTCAATAAATTCGAGTAAGTCGTGTTCTGCGACTTAATCGCGTTCTTCATAGAGTACAAGATTACAGTATAAACTTGGTTTTGAAAAGCTAACGCTTGCTGTTTAATATGATCTGGAGCGTTAGCAGATATGCTAACAATCTTTTTTGTAGCCTGTGTGGCCCAAAATTCAGGATCATGCCCTTTATTTTCTGTTGAATGAACCTCAACTTTACCTAATACGAAATCTCCTTTTGCGCTCATAATTATCCTTTGTATGGTTCTGGAGGTACTACGTCCTCGTTTATTTTTAAACCATATTGTTCTAATTCTTCATTAATTTCATCAAAAGGTCCTATTATGAATCTGCCTTCATGCGGCACTGCAACCAAAGGTTTTTCTAATCTATGAAACCCATAAAGTTTTTCTGAGGCTGGAACATTAGAATCTAAAACTGTTGATCTTCCAGATATTCCTACAATGATGTCAGCGCTCATACATTTGCTAATCCAAAATTCAACGCAAGCTCTACCCGCTTCTGCAAAGTGCATGTTTTCTTTGTAAGAGAAATCAATACCAAACAAATCTATTCTGCCAACTTTATTATATAAAGCGTAAGCAATAGCGTAAGCTACTGTGTTGTTCAAATAAGCGCATTGAGTTGCATTGCACACCTCCTCTACAGGATATAAAACAGGATTTTTAATTCTAGGATCTAACTCACAAGTGTATATTGGCACATCGCTTTCTGACATTAACTTGACCATAGAAGCTGTTTGTTTTCCAGCGTCGTCAGAATCAAAGAAACGACTTGCTGGATCTAAAGCAAATATCCTGTCTGCTGGATAAACACATCCAGCGGAGTTGATGCACCAGATTTCATCCCACTCTCTTGAGTTTTCTAAACCTATAGCAAAATCAACCTGTGACACACCCAGACCGACTAATGCTATTTTTTTTCCTTCTAAATGTTCTAGTACCATTAAGTCACGCTTGAGCGGACTGAATCGTATCTATACTCGTCGCGTGTGCCACGACCTTCTGATATATTTTTCATACGAGCTATCGCCTCCTTAAATCGGCCCTCAAATTGTGCAACGATTTCTGGCGGTTCCTTGAGGAAGATTGAACCTTCCACTAGAGCTCCGTACAACAACGCATCTGGATAATCCGTAGATAACATCGTTGTGCCACTGTCACTACCATTTGTTAAAGAGCTTGGTTTGTTTAAATAATGTAATTCAACTGTATAGTTTGAATCGGGAATTGGTGAGATTTCAAAAGATGTTTCATCAAACAAAGAATAATACTTTGGTGTACTTTGTGTGGTACCAGAAGAAAACTCTTTTATGAATGAAGGGTGTTTGTAATCTAAATAATCGTAAGTATCAGAGTTTATAATTGCTAAACTCATGGGTGCGTAAAAATCTGTTGGTGTAGCCAAGAACCTATTGCCAGAAGTTAAATTGCCTTGTACGTTTTTTCTTTGATCTGGTAATTGAACCATAGAAAAAATACGATCTTCTGATTCTTGTATAAATCTTGGTAATTGTGTTGTAAAAGTTGTCTCAGAAACTTGCAGATAATCTTGTACTGCGGTTTTTAATGTTGCGTATGTAAAACTCATGTTGTTATTGTAACCTCACCTAAACCAGTTGTAATCTCAAAAGTAGATAACACGGCACCTAATTTACCATTACCTACGTTTGTATAAACTAAAAAAGCAGAATTATCGTCAACCACATCTGGTCTTGCGTTTTTTACAGCTTGTGGATCTTGTGCGCTTGGTTTTGGCATTAACTGTGGATGCTTTGGATCCCATTGATCGGGTCCAACTAGCAAACCATCCCAAGTCATACGCATATCTTTCAGTTTGTATCTAAAACCAGAAATGTCGCAGATCCCGTAGGAATATTTACCTGATGCAAATGCCATTACGCGTTATTGTAACTCCTTAAATTAGGTTGTATTTTATAAGATGCTCTATCTTCATCTTGTGATAATGCTCTTGTAAACTCATCTTCGTATATTGCTTTTAAAGTGTTTGTTCTTTCTGGCGCTCTTTTCATAGAAATGTAATAAGCTAGACCAGCTGCTAAACAAGGGTAAAATCTAAACGGCATATCCAAAGTGTTGGCGCCCGCATCTGCATCATCCATTCTTGTTAATACATTCATGTGTACTGTATAAGTGCTATTTTTGTCTGGAGCTGGCCAAACCGATATGGTCGGTGTGGTTTGTTTATTTATAAAAAATTGATTTGGTTTTCCTGTGGTTGATTTTGTAGTTATGTGTGCGTATTCAGCTCTACTTAATCTTGTCATTGGTAAATCTGTTGTTTCATTGCTTACTGTTTCTCTTATAAAAACATCCAAAACATCAATAGGAGCTGTGGCGTTTGTACTATCAACATTGTATGTTTTTGTGTCTTTCACCATAGTCACTGTTTTTTCTGTAATAGTCCATTGGTTAAGACCTCTGTTTGCCCACTCTGCTAACATAAGATTTAAACTACGAGTCGCGCTTTTTAAATCGTAACCTGTTCTCAATTCTATACCACAACGCTCAAACGCTTCCTCTACATAGTCTGCTACGTCTAGCTCAAAATTTTTGCTGCTTGATGTTGCCATTACTTTTCTATTTCTCCTTCACTATATAAATTATTAAAAGTTATATTAGGATCCATATAACTTTCATGTCCTTCTGCTGAGTGTACCCATTGACTAGGAGAAAAATCTGGTGCTCCTTCTCCTACTCGCCACAAAGCTGGGTTTGTTGCTCTTACTCTATTGTTAGGTAAGGCTACAAAATTGCCAGTGTACTCTCCAGCATCGGTTAAATATAACACATGTGATTGTTTATGTTGAGCCGGATCGTCCGCTATGCTGTGATCTGTATAATCTACTGTAAACATATACCTACCAGTATAGAACTCTCCGTCTATTTTGCATATCCAAGGCGACGAGCTAACACGATCCAAAACTATAACCGAATGATCGTGGCTCAAACAATCCCAAGGTTGAGCTAAATGATCTTCCATAGGTGTTGGCCACTTTTCTAAAGGCACGTCTGCTATGAGAGCCTGTATGGGCATCCTTGCCCACATGGCTCCGCCATGTACGTTTTCATCTGGATAATCTTCAAAGTCTGTTTCACATCCTGTAAAAACTACTTGAAAAGAAAGAGATCTATCTGGAATAGTGTTTACAGCAAACGCCAAAGCATGTAGATATTCTTCATGGTAATCTTGATGATTTGCAGTAAATTCTTTTCGCACCCAACACTTAAACTGTGGGATGTTTGAAATTAAATACGCCACTTTATTTAACTCCTATGTAATAAATTATTTTTTAGACAAGCCTCCGCCCTTCGCTTTGTACTTTGTACCCTTCATGCCTCCGCCTTTAGCCATACCTTTAGTACCTTTCAACATAGGTGTAGATCCAGCCATTCTTGTACCTTGTCCCATCAAAGCAGACATAACCGATTCAGGCATTTTGCCCATGCCGGGATTAGCTTTCATTTCTGCTCTAGCAGCACCACCCATAGACATGTATTTGGTGCCTTTCATGCCGCCACCTTTTGCCATATATTTTCTTCCTTTCATGTTTATCTCCTTCCGTATAAACCCATATTAGGTTTTGATATTATCATACCACCTCTTGATGCAAAAGTTTTAACATTGGTTGGTTTTCCTCCAACACCTTGAGGTTTTGCTCTTTTACGTCTTACCGCAGATTTTTTTTCTGATTTGCTCATTTTATTAGCTTGTGATCGAGGCACACATTTAGGATATTTTCTTTTAGATCCCTTAGTGCTTTTACGGCCACAAGGTTGAAATTTACCATCTTTTTTTGGTGCGCCTATGTCAACCCAATCGCCCTTTGAACCTTTGCCAAACCAAGTTTTGAGACTCATTAACTTCTAGGAACTTTAGTTTTTTTTCGTTTTGAATCCATCATAGCTCCACAACCTCTGCCTTGGACCATCATTACAGATCCGCCGTTACGCATAAATCCCATTTTATTTCTTACCTTTTTTGGTAGTTTGGGCAAACCTTTGTTGGTTGCGGGTATTGGTTTTAAACTTTTCATTTCGCCACCTTCTGCTTTTTTAGCACCTTTATATTTGCCACCCATTTTTTTGTATTCTTTAACCATATAAGCATTAGCATAAGCTGATGGGTAAACGTCAAACTTAGCTTTAGCTTTCGCTTTGGCCTTTGCATACAAGGATGGGTTCGCTACATTTTTTGGAGTTGCCATAATTATTTACCAATTTTTACAAGACCAATAACCCGCAGTAAATACATCTTTTTTCTTTTGTACTGCATCGCAATTATGTCTTGCTCTGAAACTTTTTTTTCGCGCTGGTTGATCTTTTTTAATTGACATGTTCGGATCACCATAACGCACTATTTTTATTTGATCGCCTTTCTTGGCTAAAACCGCAAACTTTTTATTTTTACCTGGTGTTCTTTTTTGTTTATTAAAACCAGAAAACGTCTCCCCGCGATAGGAAATCCTACCGCTGGGAGATCTAGTGACGTCTTTAGTCGTCGCCATCTAGTAGTTTTTAGTCAATACCAAAATGATTGAGTAAGCGTCGCCATTACTGTGTCCTACAGTCGTTAAGTCAATATCTCCTGTTACACCACTGCCAGCATTGTTAGGAATACCTGTAAATAAGTCATAGTATTCATCGCCAGTGCTGTCGGCTGGTAAATGGATCAAAAGCACGTTAGAAGTTGCATCAAACTCAAGTTTGACGCTCATGCCTACTGTTGCCCAATAGATCCTAGAAACAGAAACAGAGGTACATGTTGCGCCAGCGCTATTAGACGCTAAAGCAGATACATCTACTTTCTTAACGGCTGATTCACCAGTGCCGTCTGAGACATTGGTGAATTTTAGTATGGCAGTTTTCTCACCATCTTGGATAGTTTGTGAAGTTACTGCATCAGCCATGTTTTACTCCTTACAGTTCAGTAACCGCTGTACGTTCTTTGCTTGCGCCGATGTAATCGACAGTCAAAGTTTTTGCAGCAGCAGCACCATTTTGTATGCCAAATGAAACAGTCAACTCTTCATTGTCTGGAGCATTTGTGCTAACAACTGTTCCCGCTAAAACATTGTTTTGGAAGACGTGAAACTTCTGATCTTTAGGATCGTAAACAAAACCTACAGTCATAAAAGTATCGTCGGCCAAAGCGTTTGGCAAATCTAAAGTAGATTGCGTGCTGTCTTTTTCAACAATGAAAGTGACAGTAGTACCGCCGTCGGACTTCAAAAAGAAAATGCCGTCAGTCACATCCAAAGGTGTGGTATCAGTCAACTGTAGTCCAGCCACAATGTCTGATTGCGTGGCATCATTGGTTTTGAATCTCATGTTAAAAGCCAGCTGCTTTCCAGTTTCGTATTTGTAACCTTCTTTGACCAGTTGAAAAAAGTCATGGTCATTGTCGCCAGCTGCATTTGTAATGAGTAGTAAACCACCATCGCCGTCAGCTAATGCTTCAGTAGCAGATCCGGTTCCATCTTCTGTTGTTGTAATTGTCCAATCGGACGCCAGGTAAGTATCAAAATCATTAAAATAAGTGTGATACTTGTGGGGTGCGGGTGCTTTTAATTTACCTAATGTTGTATCAGCTCCAACATTGGTAACTCCCGAAGTGAAGTGTGTAGTCATAATCAGCCTCCTTATAAATAGCCATTGCGAACACCATGCCCGCAACAATTAGTTCTACAAGGTTGATAATACAGTCTACCTATGTGATTGGCAAATAATGTAAGTTATTTTTCGTTGTTAATTCTCTTAAAATGCACTCTAACAAAGTATTTTCTTATCAAAGATACTAAGGTAAAAACTATGGTTTGGAATACAGCCGTTGTAATCACACCCAAACCTATCCACCTTGAAAACGAAATAACAGCTAAGGCCACAGGAAAAGCCATAAAAAAACCTACACCAACATCAATTATGGCTTCTTTTGCTGCCGATTTATCCACAAGATTCTCCATAAACAGAATATTATAACTTTTTGCAAACTTATACAATATAGGATAGACATAAAAAAAGGGAGCCGAAACTCCCTTTTTCTTCGAGACGTGACCTCTAGAACTTACGCTCCTTGTGATCCATAGATTCCTCTCCAATCCGAGAAACCAAACGAGTATCTTTCTCTAGCTTTATATCTAATGTTGCCTGTTGAAAAGTCTGGCTCCATAGAAGTCTCCATTGGAGATCTTTGGAACATTTTTAGACCTTCGCCCATGCTATTCACAGATGTTAAAAGGAAGAAAGCGTCAGGATCAGATAGATAATGATTAACAACGTAACCACCAGGTAAAACACCTGTGTTTTTGATTGCGTTGATGTCGTTATCTGCTGTTCCAGATCTTTGTGTAGAACTTAATATTCTGTCTGCAACAAAAACAAGTTGTGGTGGAACCACAAGTTTGTCTGCTTGGACAGAAATAGTAAGACCTCTATCGTCTGTAAATGTAGATATATCTATTAAAGCATCCTCTAGTGAGGCTTCGTTAAGATCTGCCATAGTCGTCGCTCTATTCGCAGCTGTTCCACCACCGGCTAGGGTGTGGGCAGTATTGATTAGAGAAACACCATCACCGCCAGTAAAACTGGAAGAGAAAGCGTTATTGAGTACGTCAGCTCCTTTGACTTCTTTGGTGTTAGCCATAGATTTAGCCAATGCTTTAACATATCGTTTGCCTAGAGAGTCATAAAGGTTGTCTTCAACCGCCTCTTCTGTAAGTGCGAAAGCTAACGCAACAGTATCGTGCGTGTATCTTGCGCTATAACTTTCAGAAGCGTTGTCAAATTCAACACCTTGGCCCTCAGACTTTACAGGTGCGCCACCAAAACCAGTGACTAATACCTCTTCTTCAAATGCTCTATTTGAATCTTCGATTACAAAAATATCTTCATATTCTTGGTCATAAGAATCATAGGACATCCCGAAAAGTGCATTTAATCCTGGTTCTAGCTCTTTAGCTAATTGTGCTCTTGAAATTGCCATTTAATTAACTCCTTATGCTAAACCAGCACCCTTCTGTCCCATAATGTGATTTTGAATCACACACAAAACATTAGTGTTAGCTGATGCTACATCATCGTTATTAGGATCCTGGGATATATCTAATGCTTTCAGAGGTAATGTAGCTGTTGTAGCACCAGTAGTTACATCAAGCTCTGCATTTGATATTCCAGAGTTAGTATCGCCAACGGGAGATCCGTCAACAATATCGAAATTTCCGAACAAGTCAGCAACAGGCATAGCTGCGTCTGCTTGAACTTCAAAAACGACATTTGGATCATCGATTACGTTTGCGACAATATCCGAAGCAGAAATACTGCCAGGATAATAATTTTTAAAGACTTGCTCGCCAGTTGTAGGATCTGTGTATTGTACTCCGTTAAAAACTCCGACAATCGGAACAGTTCCAGTTGCGGCGTGGCGGCCTAGAACACCAGCAGTAAGCTGCGTTACCAAGTCTCCTTGGTAAATTGGTGTAGTGGCTCCACTAGCAATTCTATATCTGGATTGTCCTCCAGAATAGGGTGCTCCGCCCATTTGACGAACAGGCTTTAAACCAAAAGCGGCATCTTTATTTGCCATAAGATTTACTCCTATTTATCGTTGTTACTTTTTCCCAAAAGTAACATTAGACTTTCGATCAGAGTCATACCTTACATATCGCCCGTCTTTTCTGGTTTCATTAAACATGTTGTTGTCTAATGCTTCCTTTTTGAGAGCAGTTTGATCCTCATAATAAGCATTACGTTCGTTACGAGTCTCAACAGGTATTTTCGCTAATAAAAGTCCTTCACTATATACATAGCCAGCGTGTCTACCAGAATCAGCTGTAGGAAAAGCAAACTCAGCTGGTAAATCGGTACCTCTTACGAGCTCCCAACCTTCTCTAAGTCTTCTTGACACATTAGCTTTATCTTCCTGTCCTAGCATGGATTCTCTTATCCAACGATATTCATATCCTTCTGGTGGTTCAGGAACTTCTAGTTTTCTGACTGGCCTCCATGGTTGTCTGCGAGAATTATTATCGTGAGACTCGGACTCACGGGATTTTCTGGAATTAACGTCTACATTTATATCTTCTGTCATTTTGCCTCCCTAGTAGCTAGTTTTTGTTTTTCTTTAGCGACAGTTTTTAACCACACTTCATCTGTCATGCCATGTGGTTTCAAACCTTGTAGAGTTGCGACTTCTGATTTTGTAAAACGTACGCCGTTCTCTTTGCCTTGTGTTTTTTGCCGACTTCCTACGGAAGCAGAGGCGACTCTTTGCACAGCGGGCCTGTCCTCTCTTTTTTCGGCATTATCGGATTTTAGATCCGGATAAACTTTGTAAACTCTATTGTTTAATTCTTCATAGTATTCGTCTGATTCAGTGTCATATCCCTCACCAGCTAAAGTACGATGCACCATCTCAGCATAAGTATGAGCCTCAGCATTTTCTGCAAACCAACGATTATTTTCTAACCAATTTAAGGCTTTTTGCGATGGTGGTGGTGTTTGTTGCGTTTGCTCAACGTATTGTTGTTGGGGTTGTACCTGTTGGGTATTGGTTGCAACTTGCTCTTGTCTTTGTTTAGCTATTCTTACCTTTTCTTTTTGTAAAGCAAGTTCACTTTTTAAAGTATCTGCTTTTGACATCAACTCAGCATCACCAGAAGAATGAGCTCTTTTGTATAACTCGTTAGCTTCACGTTCTTTAATTTCAACTGTTTCTTCTTCTTTTGCTATTAAGGACTGTTGGGCATTAGCCGCTTGTTGATAATAAGCGTGTACCTCTTGTTCTCTTTGTCTTAAAGCAGCTTCTAATTGCAACGCTCTTTCTTCGGTTTCTCGATTTCTTGCGTTTAATTTGTTTATTCTTTTAGAAACACTTTTAGTATAGTTTTCTAATTCTTCATCACCACCTGTCGCCTCTGCTGGTGCATCAGCAACTTCTACCTCTATATCGTCAACCTCTGGTTGCGCTACATTTACGTCTTTTTCTGTTGTCATAAGCTCACTATATCATCTGGATCAAGAATTGTGGCTATTACTTCATCATCGTTGATGATTCGTACCTCTGCACCATCCTCAAGTTTAAACCTAGAGCCAGAGTAGCGCCCTATCAAAACCCATTGTTTTTCTTCACACCAAGGTTTATCTCCAAATCTAGCTTTGTCGTTGTAACACTGTGGTCCCTTTTTTACCACATAAGCAACTACTGTAGCTAATGCCTCACGATTGACTGTTTCATTTGCCAATAATATCCCACCTTTTGTTTTTACTTTACCAGCGTATGGTAAAACCAACATTCGCCAGCCGGTAGGTTGTGGCATACGTTCTAATATTGAAGCATCTAATTTTTCAGGATCCAAAACTCTTTCTTCTGGATCTACATACGCTTCTGCCACTTTTTCAATACTAATATCTTTTATTGCCTCTGACATTATAGTTGTTTTCCTATATCTCTTAATTCGTCTTCTAGGAAGTATATTACACTTAGCTCTCCTTGCAAATATTTATAGTGCTCCATATCTTTAAGGCTACCTGACATTAGGATTTCATTTATCTGGTTTTTTTTGTCAGATAGCCTTTTCTTTATAAGATCTATAATTGTTATATCGTCCATACTTATGATTTTTTAGGCCTTCCTCTTTTTTTTCCAGTTGTTTTTTTTGCAGTTGTTTTTTTCGCAGTTGTTTTTTTGGTAGGTTTTTCTTCTACAGAATCTTCAACAGGTAAACCAGCTTCAATACGAGACATTTTTTTTGCTATGCGTGCCTGGTTAGCTTTATCTTTTTTATCAGCTTCCTCTTGTGCCTTTTTCAAATCAATAGCTTCTTGTGCTCTATCTAATTTTTTTTGTGCCCGCAGAGCTTTGATGGCATCTAATTTATAGGAAGTTGTCATAATATCCCCTTTATTTTATTTTCTAACTCAAACAATTTTAAATCTGTATTAGTTTTAAGTCTATCTATTGCTACCTCAAGTTTATCATCTGCAATCTGTTTTTGCACACCCATACGCTCTAGTTGTAGCTGAGTGTCCATAACTTTTTCTTCTGCTCTTTGGTTTTGTTTACTCTCGAACTGTTGTGATTCTATATCTAATTCTTTGTCTCTAAGATCTAATTCTTTTTGCCTTATATCAACCAAAGGATCGCCGCCGCCACTCATGCCTATAGATTGCAAGAACTCATTGGCTAATTGTGCCATGATGCTTGAGCTATATTGTTCGTTTATCATTTGTATTTGTTGCCCAATCATTTGTGCTTCTTCTGGCGATACTTGTTGCATCTGTGCTTGTATTTCTGCAATTCTTTGATTTACTTCATCTGGCATTTGCTCTTGTGCTATTTGAGCTGCTAAGAATTGTAAATGTTGCATGCAATGACTTATGATTAAAGCCTGAACTTGTGGACTATCTTTGACCAAATCTGTAAAAAATAAGCTCTTATGGGTATCTATGTGTGCTTGGTGATTTTGTTCTGGAAAAGCCTGTGCTGGTTGCCCCATTAATAAATTTGCATTTTCTATTCCAGCATCAACTGGCTTTGGTGTCATGTCAGGAGGTGGCATCAACAACGCATCGACATTATCTACTCCTAATGCTGAGTACATGCGCCTATACGCCTCATATACACCCAACGGACCATGTACTTGTGGATTAGACTGTACCATCTGCAAAAGTTCTTGTGCTAGTGTCACTCTTTGGCTTTGTGAAAATATGTTAGGATCAGACACAGGTATAATATCCACTCTGTCGTCAAAATCTTGTTGTTTAATTTGATTTTGTCCAGATCCTACTTGGAAGTTATATACTGGCGGTAAAGACTCACCAAAAACTTTAGCTAGTAAACCAAACTCTAATTTTTGTGAATAGTGCAGTCTTTTATGTATTGCACTCATTACTTTTGTTCCTCGCTCTAGCAAAGCAACTGTGGTGCCTACAGGCATAGCTTGATTCACGTCACCTATGTTCATGTCGGCAACAGCAGCAAAACGCTTGCCTGAATCTATAAGCAAACCTAAAAGTTGCATTAAAACATTACTTGGTTCTTTAACAGGCAAAGGTATTAAGTTTTCTTTGAGAGATCCTCCAGTAGTATCTATATCTCTAAACTCTCCTGGTTGTAATGGTTCGTCTTCGTCTCTTATCCTCATGCCTCTTGCTTTAAAACCAGCTGGTAAATTAGCAAGTGTTCCAGCATCTATAAGTTGTCTTAGTATAGATGTGGACGCTTTAGAAAGACCTCCGATCATGTGCGATAAACCTAAGCCATAAAACCCAAGTCCAGGCATAAATTTATATTGAACGTCCATC